CAAAACAGTTTAATTATCTCCCAGCGCACCAATATGTTCTCTTCTGAATTAGCGATTGTGGCAGGTAAACCCGTCCTGTCACACTCGCTCTCACGATCAACGTTGGAGTTCATCAGTTCGAGGTCGAAGTTTTTAGGTCACGTAGCTTTGTTCAAAGGCAAACTTGCAGTCAAATGCGGAGTTGCCTTGGCCAAAGACCACCCCGGTGTACTGGGGGCGGTCGTGACCACATTGGTTACGCTGGTAGCAGCTGTGCCTGTTTATAGATTCTATAAAAAGCAGGCATTCACGTTGGAGCGGCAGTTAATGCTGGACAACGAGTATGGTATTGATGTGGATCACTTGGAGGATGCAACTTGTGATTCACCCGATACCATAGAGAGTCGGAGGAGCCGCGACCCATGTCACCAATGGGCCGAAACTGGCAAGTCCTGGTGTAGAACTCTCAGAAGGTGCCTACGGGTAGGCACCGGACGCACCAATTGCAGGAGTGAGGCTGCGGTAACATGCACGACATTAGTCGTGTACGTTGCCCCAGACTCAACTTGGCCTGACCAAGACGCTCCTGTTGTTGAGGCACCCACACCTTTGCCGGGCACTGTTACGAGTGATGCTACATGCATCATTCGTGGGTGCGGCGACCTGGACCTAACACGTCCAGCAGTAACCCGGCACCGGAGGATCAGGCGGGGATGCCGCAATAAGTACGCTAATTGCGTGATCAAGGAAGTCAAGCTTCGGTTTGGCGTCCCTTCACGCACTGAGGCAAACCTTAAGGCGGTATCCAATTACGCTGAGTCCATAATGAGTAAACGCGGCTTGCGGCCGTCACACGCCGCAGCTGTGCTGCCCATTGTGGTTACATGGTCCTTCATACCAAGCAAGGCTGAACTTTCAGCCATGGTATTGCTTGGTTCAAATCCTGCACATTCTCGAATGGCTGAATATTCAGCCTACAAGAGTGCTGCGGGGTTTAAAACCGCTGCATAGGGCCGCTTGGTCCTTCTTGGTGGGGTGGAGCACAAATCTAATTTGTGCGACACCCGGTTGATCATCAAGAAGGTCCAGGCGGCTACGCGGGTGCGTACCTTCTATATTCTCGGCGGCGTTGCCGAAGGATTACGTACCTTAAAAGTGAATAACGCTTCCATTGACACGCTGAGTGCAGCATTGTTGGAAAGAATGTTCTATTGCCAAGTGGGAGGGGTTTTTGTGGCCCCACCTTCTGTCGATAGAAGACATCTCCACCTAACTTTAAAAACGTTCAGAAACTTACTCCTACGTAATGTAGGGTGCATAGGTTCCAAACTGATTCCGATTGAATTTGTGAGTCTTTTTCGAGGTCGTAAGGCCGCAATTTATGCTAATGTTTTAGACGATTATGAGTTAGGGGGAGTGTCACGCGTTCATTCCGTCAGTGCCGCATTTGTGAAATGCGAGAAGGTCAACCCAAGCAAGGCGCCACGCTGTATCCAGCCACGCCACCCCATATACAATATGGGCTTAGGATGTTATCTTAAACATATTGAGCACAGGTTGTATAAGGGAATTGCCAGGGTGTTTAGGGAGGGCGTTGTAGTCATCAAAGGTTACGACGTTCAGGAAATTGGTCACATTATGCATTCCAAATGGTCCTCATTGCACGATCCCATAGGGATCGGGCTTGACGCTGTGAAGTTTGACATGCATGTCAGTGCTGAAATGCTTGAGTGGGAACATTCAATCTATTTAGCACTGTACAGGCATGACCCTGAGCTAAAGCGGCTCCTAGGGTGGCAAGTCAAGAATCGCGGCGTAGGATATTGCTATGATGGTAAACTACGGTATTCCGTAGATGGACGCAGGTTCAGTGGTGACATGAATACTGCGTTAGGAAATTGTATCATCATGTGCGCCATGGTGTACTCATACGCAGCTTCAGTTGGAGTCAGTATTAAACTGGCAAACAACGGGGATGATTGTATGGTGTTCATGGAGCGACATGATGAAACAGCATTTCGACAGGGGTTGGCTGAGTGGTTCTACAAGTGCGGATTCCGAATGACTGTAGAAGACTCTGTCGATCGGCTAGAGCAAGTTGAATTCTGCCAGATGCGACCCATTAATACAATTAATGGGTGGACTATGGTGAGAAATTTCAATACTGCTCGGGAGAAGGACAGCATTTGTTTGCTGCCCTTGAGCAACGAGCGGGCTTTTCGCAAGTGGCTTTACGCCATAGGCGAGTGTGGCCTTGCGCTTTGTTCTGGCGTGCCAGTTATGCAAGCACTGTATAGTTGCTATTTGCGTAATGGGCTGCCCTCCAACTCTGCAAATTCTGTTCAGATGCAGAGTGGCATGATGATGTTGCGGAGAACTTTGGACTCCAAGACCGCAGACATCACCGATGATGCCCGTGCCGGATTCATGCTAGCTTGGAATGTTACACCAGACGAACAGGTCTGTCTTGAGGAGTATTACTCTGGCTTAGTGTTACACTATTCTGAGGACACTTCTGATAATTTCCTTACAATCACCTCATCACCATTATAATGCGATATCATGGCAATTATTGTGGACCCAACTGGTCAGATGGCAAGCAACAGGAATCTGTTGTTGGCTCCACTGAACCAGTTGATGTCTTCGACAAAACTTGCCAAGACCACGACTCCGCCTACGCCCTTGGTTACAACAAGGAAACTGCTGATTACAAATTCTTTAAGGCCAACGTTCTCGCTGGTCCGAAGGAGTCAGTAGCAGCTATCTTGGTTGGCAGCCAAGGAGTAGTGCGGACCATTGATAGACTACTATATAACCAAATTTCACCCTATTTTACTTTTCCCAAAATGCCCAAAACCCAGAACAACAACCAACCTAAGCTGCGATCCAAAGCCAAGATAGGCCAAACAAGTGCCAATTCAAAGAAATCAACCATTCCCGCGTCACATGTGTCCCTAAGCACAGTGCCTGCGGCGTATGGGTTTTCTCTGCGAATGAAGCAACCCACCATAAAACGCACATCCAACACTGCCACCATTGTTGGAGCTGATTATGCTGGAACTGTGTTTGGCACGCTTGGCAGCGAGTACTCACCATCAGCGTCTGTTTTACTCAATCCCATTTACTTCAACAGTGGAATGTTGGGTTCACTGGCTAGAACGTTCGAGAAGTTTCGTTTCATTCGAGCTGTGGTACAATATGTGCCAAGTGTGCCCACTTCCACCCAAGGACAAGTCATCATGACATCAACACGTACAGTTAAGGAGCCATTCATCGCTTCCTCTTCCTCCACATTCTTAAGCAGAGCTCTGTCACAAGGCAATGCAGTGGCTATGCCCGTCTGGAAAGACGAATCCATAGTCGTTGAATGTGGTCCGGAATGGAATGTGGTGGATGCACTCTTGGACGGTGATCTAGATGACTCTATCCAAGAAGAAGTGCAAGTTTATGCCACATGTGAGGCAACACTCACAACTGGCATATTGATTTTGCACTATGAGGTTGAGTTCAAGGACCCATTGTTTACCTTTCATTCTGGACTTGTGCCATGCCCCGTCTCCAACGGGACATTGGCCACGTTTACCGATGATGGGGCTGTTAATGCAATATCCGACTCATTCCGCCTTACCGGGGCAACTGCCAACATGGCGTTGCTAGGTAATGGTGGGGTATTTCGGTTGGTCTTTGTCCAGGGGCGTAGCACTTTACCAACTGGCGTTGCCACTTGGCCACAGTTGTTACAAACTGGAATCAGCACTGCTGCGACCACGACAACCACTACAACGTCCGTGCAAAACTTCGCCATATCAAGCGGGTATACAATATACGCTCAATTGGAGACAAGTGCGCGTTTAACTTGCTATGCCAGTTATGACGGCGCGGTTCACGGTTCACGAAATGAATGTCTGTACTATCAGACAGCCACGACGGCTGTTGGCAACTACACTTTCCTCGTCCAGGCAGTTCGACTGGGTGCTCAACTCCGAATGACCACCCAGTAGGCTTCACAATCTCTCAGCACACATGCACACACACACTACACATACTATCAAATTCAACAAACCCATTAAAACACAAATATACCAACATCCAATCGACTAGGCTTGATTAGGGATTCCGTCGAAAACGGTTGGATGGAGGACCACAAAAAATAACTGCATATTATTATTCCTTATTATTTCGTTCTAATTAGGCAATCACCTGCCCGGGTGGTTGTATCAAGAGGTTGCTCCGAGAGTAACTTGGTCGGGGTCTCTGTGGCGACACAGGGGGGATTCCCGCGGACAAGGCAACCAGCATTACGCATA